CCCGCTGCGGTGAACGCTACGTCTTGACCATTACCAGTAGGCAGCGTAGCAGGATCGGTAAACTTCGTGCCAAAGCCGCTGATGCTCCACGGGTATGCTGTGATGAACGGCGTTGTGCCGTGCGCTACAGCGATGGCGTCGCCAGCGGGACTGAACGCTACGCCGTTGCCATCGCCAGCCGGAAGCGTGCCGGGGTCGGTGAATTTCGTGCCAAAGCCGCTGATGCTCCACGGGTAGGCGGTGATATTGGGCGAAGTGGTGTGCGCTACAGCGATGGCGTCGCCAGCGGGACTGAATGCTACGTCATTGCCAGAGCCAGTCGGCAGCGTGGCTGGATTGGTGAACTTCGTGCCAAAGCCGCTGCCGGACCACGGATAGGCGTTAACGTAGGGCGATCCGAAAAACGCCACGGCTATGGCATCACCAGCGGGACTGAATACTACGTCGTTGCCTTGCGTAACCGGCAGCGTGGCTGGATCAGTAAATTTCGTACCGAAGCCAGAGCCAGACCATGGGTAGGCGGTGATGAACGGCGTTGTGCCGTGCGTCACGGCGATGGCGTTACCGGATGGGCTGAACGCTACGCCGGAGCCAAAGCCAGTCGGCAACGTTGCCGGATTAGCAAACTTCGTGCCGAAGCCGCTGATACTCCACGGGTAAACGGCGATGAAGGGCGAAGAGTTATCTGCCACAGCGATGGCGTCTCCCGCTGCGGTGAACGCTACGCCTTGACCATTACCAGACGGAAGCGTGCCGGGGTCGGTGAACTTTGTGCCGAAGCCGCTGATGTTCCACGGGTAGGCGGTGATAAACGGCGAAGTGGTGTGCGCTACGGCAATAGTTTCAGCGGTTGCGGCGCCTCCCGTTTGGTAAAGATAATTAGCCATCCATTTTGTAGATGTAACTTTGATGGCCATCAGAGTGTTATTCGCCGTAACGGCCACAGACCCGGTAATGCCCGACCCAAATACAAGCGTGTCTCCGCAGGCCACGTTTACATATCGCCCGCCGTTTTCTACCGTAAACAGCACAACCGTGCCAATCGGAAACGCAACGCTGCTGTTCGCCGGGATGGTGTATGTGCGAATATTTGCATCAGCAACCGGGTGAAATATCTGCTTACCCGCATCGCTCAGAACCAGCGTGTAGTTGGCGGATTGAATGTTTTGCGGGTACGCCACTGCGTTTGATGGGAGCGCGGTAGATGCCCAGATTGTGCCGTTGCTGGTCAGCACATTCCCTGTCGTCCCCGGAGCAACCGCCGTTACTGCAGACGTGCCATTGCCGATGACGACAGCGTTTGCGGTCAACGTAGTCGCGCCAGTGCCGCCCCGCGCCACGCCAAGCGTACCGGTGGTCTGCGTGTTGATGTCGATGATCCCGCCAGCGCCGCCAGCCTGAGCGTAGACCTGCCATGACGTTCCAGTGTAAATCAGCGTAATAGCGACGCCGCTGATATTGCAGATGAGGTCAGATGCGATACCTTCAATCAACGAACCGTTGCGGGCCACAGTAAGGTTGTTGACGCCCCATGATTCCGCGGCGTCCGTGATGATAACCTGATCACCGCTCGCGGGCGTGGCTGGCAGCGTAACCGTGAAGGCACCGCCGGTCGTGTTAGTCTGAACGCCTTCGCCCACTTGTGCGGCATAGTTTGCGGTCTTGACGGTCGTGTAGGAAAAACCACCTGAAAATTCAACAACACTGCCACCAGCGTTTTTGAAAAACAGCTTCTCATCGGAAGTGTTGATAGCCAGTTCGCCAGCCGAGAGGTTGGCTGCAAGCGGAACAGAACCCGGCGTTGCCGTGCGATAGAGTTGAACAAGCGTGAAGCCTGAAGCCGCCATTAGAACGTCCCTCCGTCAACGCCACCGAACGCGGGGGCGGACGCGCCATTAGATAGCAAAACCTGACCGGCTGTTCCAGCGGCAGTAAAGGCGTAAGCCGTACCCGTACCATACGGCACAGCGCCAGCCGTCGGCGCAGCGGTTCCATTCGTGCCGCCATTGGCAACAGGAAGAACACCAGAGACGCCCGTCGTCAGCGGCACGTAGCTCCAGCTTGCATTGGTGCCATCAGTGGTAACGAACTTATCGGCGTTACCCGTTTGCCCCGGAAGCGCTGACGAAAACGATGTCGCCGTTACGAAGGCCGTAGTCGCAATCTGCGTGGTATTCGTGCCGGCAGTCGCAGTGGGAGCCGTTGGCGTGCCGGTCAGTCCGGGGCTGGCAGCCAGCGCTACTACTGTACCGCTGCCGGTCGTGCTGTAAGATGTGCCCCACGCCGTACCCGTGGAGTAAGCAATACCGACGCCCGGAAATGAGTCAGGGCCGGTGTTGGTAATCGTAATCGAGCCGGTGCCGTTCGTGACCGTGATGCCAGTGCCGGCGGTCAGCGTGGCCTTGGTCAGCGTGTTGCCGGTGGTGTTGCCGATCAGCAGCTGCCCGTTCGTGTAGGTCGTCTGGCCTGTGCCGCCCTGAACCACGCTGATTGGCGTCGTAAGGCCCGAGAGGGACGTGATGTCACTGTTGGCGCCTGATGCAGCCGCGCCAATGGAAGCGCGTGCCACGGCAGCGTTGACGGCGGTAAAGATCCCGATACCCAGCGACGTGCCGCCGAGATTGATGAGCGCCGTCCCAGCAGTGGTGGCGCCGGTGCCGCCCTGAGCAATGGCGATTGGCGTCGACAGGTTGTTCGTGTCAGCCTCGACGACGTTCGTGCCGTCGCAGTACAGGATAGCCGCGCCGTTCTGAACGACTGCAACGCCGGTGCCGGCAGCGGTCTTAACGGTGAGCGTGTAGCTTCCGGTCGTCGTGTTGCGGACCCAGTATTGCTGGATCGTGTTCGGCACGATGATCTGCATGTTCGCGGTCAGGACGCCGCTGAACTGGTAGGCGATGCGGTTCAGGTTGGTGCCCGAGAGCGTGTACGGGCTGGGCTGCCCAGTCAGGCTGATCGACACATAGTCGAACGCGAACGACGCGCTCTGGCCGTAGCCAATTGTGTAGAAGCTGGTGCCGTCAGTCAGGATCCGCGCGCTGTCACCCGGGTTGAACACCAGAGACGCTTGGCCGTTGATCAGTTCGCCGCCCGCAGGAGCGATGGTCAGACCGCCTGAGCCTGAGTTGCGCGCGTCGAAGAACCAGTCGTTTCCGACCGCAGCCGCTGACGGCATCGTGAACGTACCAGCGCCGCCGTTCCATACGAGGACACGAGCGCGATCTGAAGACGTGAGCGTGTAGTCCGCCGAGAGCAGAGTCGTCGGGGCCGCCTGATTCAGCGTCGTCGTGATGGCCTTGAGGCCAGCCCCAGCCAGCGCACTCGCGGACGGAGAGGACGTGCCGGCGCCGTATTCAATCGCGCGCCATGTGCCGTTTACGGTCGAGTTACCCGTGAGGTAGATCTGCCACGCTTCCCCAGAGGCAATCGTCTGGATTGTGTTGCCGCTGTTGTCAGCGACCGTGAACGCGAACGCGCCGACGTTGAAGAACAGCGCAGTCTCACCGACCGAAGCCTGAGTGGCGTCGGGCATGCGGATCGTGAAGCTGCCCGCAGACGGCGTGACGTCCATGATGGAGGCAACGACGTTGGTGTTGGTGGCGACTTCAGTGGGCCACGTCAGAGTTACGTTAGCAGTCAGCGCGATGGCGCGATAGCTGACGTTCGCAGAGTAAATATTTGTACCGCCGAAGGTCGATGTGAAACTGGGCACCCTTAGTCCTCCCTGCGGATGATGCCACGATCAGCAATCTGGCGGATATCTTCGCCGTTCAGCGCGGCGACGGATCTGTCGTAGAATCCTTGCCAGATCGGGATGATCTCTTCGTTCTTGAGGAACGGGGCGGCCTCCATAAGCGAGGCGTAGAGCAAGGCGTTTGGCGCGTATTCCGTGAACCAGTTCGTTTGAACGTCGTCACCGAGAAGCGGCGGCAGTTCATAATAGATCAGTTCGTAAGGGAACGGGGCGTTCGGTGTAGGCGCGAAGAACCAGTGCGAATAATCATAATCAGCATAAAACCTCGGCGTCCCGGTCAGCGTCTGGTTCGGCCAATATTGGCGCATATACTCATACGCGCGCGGGAAGACTTCCTGCGTGGTATTGTAGCCGGTGCCGGTGCCAACACGGATGCTGACGGTTTCGCGCCAGCGGTCGGGCTTGGGGTAGGTCGGCTCTCCCACAGTCATGGTCGATGAGACCACAGTGACGGTGCCTTGGATCTTCAGTTCCCGGGCGAGGCGGCGCTCAGCGAGGCCGATCAGGCTGGGAAGCTGGAGGTAGACCGAAGGATCCGTCGCAAGCGTTGCCCCGCGCTCCAGATAATTCCGGAGGTCGTTCAGCAAGCTGGTATAGGTCATCGCCGTGGCCATAGCGAAACCCTACATCAATTCAGCGACTGCTGCAATTAAGGCTGCAACGGCTGCGAACGCAATCACGCCTTTGTTTTTCACGTTCGTCAGCTTCTCCATCAGCGAGCGCTGAGGCGGGTGGGGGTCGCCGATCACACCCTTGGTGACCTTGTTGACGACAATCTTCTCGGCCTCTTTCTTGGCAGCGTTGAGCGCCAGTTTCTTCAGGTCCATGATAATCTCCTTATTTAGATTTGCTTTCAATGACGCCAACGCGCACCTTCAAGTCGTTGATCTCGCCCGTCAGGTGCTCGCGTAACTCCGCTCTAGCCTTAGCTGAATGCGGACTGTCCGTAGGTACACCGTCTGGCGTGACGAGAACAGGCATAGAAGCTTCAATCTTGGTCAGTCGCGTCTCGAACGTGTTCACCTGCCCCAGCAGCCACGCAATGCAGGCGATCAAAATGGGCACTGCGCCCTTCAGAACGTCGCCCCAGTTGACGTTCACGGCAGCCACCCGGCGAACTTCTTCGTCTTCGCCTCGCGGTCATCCAGACCGTGGGTGCCGCCATTTACACGCTTTGTGAGCGCTAGGATGGCGGCGTCGTTGATACCTTGGTCGCAGATTGACCATAGCTTATTCCGGTCAAAAAACCAAAGGGCGCTTTCAAAGCAGAGTTCGGTGCCCACAAGGTTCGGGTTATCCACCACATCCGGGCGGTCGATGTAGTCCGCAAACGCGCGGTAGTTCGACTTGCCCGTCAACTGGAGCGCCCCGCGACCGCGATACTTCCAGCCGTCGCCGGACGCCTCGACGCTGTTGCCCATGCGGCTGGCATAGACGCGGTTGGCGATCTTCTGCGGCTGACGCTCATACGCCTTGGCCATAGCCTCGGTCGGGAAATATTTGCCAAAGATACCGCGCAACCCCTTAGCGCCATAGTTCAAGTTCTCACTGAACGCCGTGAAGTTGCCGCTCTCGTGCGCCGTCTGGGCAAAGAAGTGGGCGGCGCGGTTCTTGTTCAGCTTGTAGTAGGCGGCGGCGGCCTTGAACGTGCCCGGACCGAATACGCCATCAGCCGTGACGCCGATCTTCTGCTGGAGAGTTACAAGGCTCATTTCTTGTTCCACAGATCAAAGAGCGCCTTGACCTTCTCCTCAACCACAGCGAGGCGAACGTCCATCTTGGCGAGGATAATCACCAGCGAAATGAACGCCAGAACAATCGGCCAAAGCTGGCCGATCAGTTCAACGGTGGAGAGATTGCCAGTCATTACTGCCCCGCGCGGCGCCAATCAGGGAAGTCGTCCTCGTCGACCACGCCGTCGCCATTGGCGTCATAGCGCAGGTCGTTGCGATACTTTTCCCACGGAGCCATGTCATCGTCGTCTTCGTCGGCCTCAGGCTCCGGCGCAGCAGCCATAGGCTCAGGCTCAGGCGCCGGCAGAGGCTCAGGTTCGACCGGAGTCGGCTCCGCTGGCTTTGCGTCACGCGCATTGGCGTTAAGGCTCAGGCCACCCAGCAGGCCGACGAACGCACCGACGATGGTGTTGAACGCGGGTCCGATGATCTCGAACACCTTTTCGCTGCTCACGATCTCATCCGACACGAACATGCCAGCGACCATAGCGATAACGACGACGAGGATGACCGCCGAAAGCGTCATGACCGCCGTGCGGATCGTAAACTCAATCGTGTCCTCAATGCCTTCGCGGCTGCTTTCAAAGCGATCCCAGAAGCTCACAGGGCTCCCCTTCAGTTAGGTTGTCGGTCAGCCACCTGCTGTAGCCGATCTTCAATCCGCCGCAGGTGAGTGAGCATTTCATCAAAGCGCCGGTCGATCAACTGAAAGCGCTCGGCACCGAACTGCAAACGAGACTCCAGCTTTGTGAGCCGGCTGTTCAACGTCGTCCATACACCGATTAAACCGCCGAGAAATGTCAGAGCGGTTACGATTGTATTAATATCAATCTGCATCACCGGAGATACCGCAGTTTATAGATGGCGTCGAGGTAGACGCCCGTCACGTTGTCGATCCGGTTTGCAACGGCGCGGTTGCCTTTGCAGATCTCTTCGTGATGCTCCTCAATCCACTTGGCGTCAGCCTTGAAGGTTTTCAGGCAGTCACCCTTGGTGTCCGCTGGGGCGGGAATGGCCCCGATCAGATCATAAGCACCCTGATACGCCTCGACGAGCGGGTCGATAGCTTCGATCAGTTCATGGTAGAACTTACCCAGAGCCTTATGCTTGGCATAGCTGCCCTCATCCTTGGCACGCCAGTGCTCGAAGTGCGCCAGATTGCGTGCGTAAAACACGCGAGAGATAAGCTCCTCAATCATCAGGCAATCCGCATGGCGGGGCAAATAATGGCTGGGATTGCAGGGGCGATGGCGCCGGCTGCGGTAAAATCAATCGTTACGTCAACATCTTCCGGCAGCCACATGATTTCAATGTATTGGCCAGCCGTGACAGTGTCAAAAAAGCTTAGGCTGAAGACGGTGGCACCGCCGTCAGTGGCTTTTGGAACGTTCACAATTGTGGCCGAGTTCGCAATATTGGTACCATTTTTGCGGAACCAGACGGTTGCGTCGTGATCGGCAGCGTCGGTGTTTTTAAACTGAATTGACGGCGAAAGCATGTACGTGCCAGCGACAGCAAACGTAATCTGCGTGCTGGCAACGACGCTGATGCCCGTACCGGTCAGGTCAGTATTAAACGTCACGGCGGTTGCCGCTGCTACGTTGCCCGTCTGATCCGTTAGGCTCGAAGGCTGAGCGAACGCGCGACCTGCCAGATCGGCGAATGGCACTGTCGCCGCTGCTGTAAACGCGGAGGTGCCGTTGCCCTTGACGTACCCTGTGAGCGTTGCCGCGCCGGTGCCGCCAGTGGCGACCGTGCGGACGTTCGTTGCCGTCGCCGCGATGTCAGAGGCTGCCACCTTGCGGCTGAAGCTGCTCTGAACGATCTCCAGCAGTTCGGTCCCCGCGAGCGGGGTGGTGGCTGCTGTAAGGTCAGGGATCTTTACGTTAGCCATTATGCCAATCCGTATAGCTGATTCAGGTAAAGCGAGAAAGCGTTAGCAGCGACTTCCTGAGCATCCGTCTGTGCGTCCTGAGAGTCGGGACGCGGGTTCCTCACTGGCACGGGATCAGGACGCAGGAGCAAGCGGCTGAAATACGGCTGCGGAACGTCGTCGCACGAGGCGCAGACGTAGAGTTTCAGACCCACCGGAGTCGAGCCGCCGCGATAGTCTTTCTTCTCCCGAAGGTGGGTGTGCTGCACGAGGAAGCCGCAGCCATCGCATATCGCAATAGCTCTCGGATTCTTCGCGTCGAACTCGGGCCCAGTCCGATGCTTCTTTCCCCGTCCATATGCGTACTGCATCAGTAGCCTCCGGTGGGATCAATGGTGATGCGAAGCGGAACGCGCTCACGATCTTCGGCAGCGGCACGAGCGTAGGCGCCGTCAGCAAGTTCCTGCAGGAACGATAGGCGATCAGGCGCAAACTTAACGGACAGCTTCGCAGCCAGTCCGGCGGCAATGGCTTCCATCCAGCGATTCGGAGCATCCATGCTATCCGTGAACGCGCCAGCGTCCTCCTGCACCTTCATGCGGTGATAGAAGAGCGTGACGCCTGCAGATTCCGGCGCCTGCCAGATGTAGATGCGTGGCGTGATCGTGCGCTCAAAATAATACTGGAACGGGCGCTGACCCAGCTGCGCCTTATTCGGGATGGCATCGTATTCAGCGCGGCTGATCGGCGACATCATAAGGTCAGTGGCCTGAGCGCCTGACATCGTGCGCGTATAGACCTGAAGCAGCGAGACCGTGCGTGGCTGCAGATCGTAGTAGAGCGTGCCCGGAGTGAGCACAATCGACTGCAGATCCACGGCCCACAGGTTCGGGCCATTGTTCGCCCAGTCGGAGAACATGTAATTGATCGAGCGACGGGCGCTGTCGATGTCGTTGGAAGCCAGCGACGAAGGGTTCCGCCCCACGCGCTCGTAGGCTTCCGTGATGATATCGATCTGTTCGGTCGTGCCGAAATTATATGTGCCCGAAGTGGTCATCGGAACCTCGCCGCCTTTTTAGCG